TGGCGCTTCAGCCATGCCACCCGTTCCTGACGGTCTTCATCGGTCATTCTTGGCGCGTTGCCGCCTGTCAGTTTGGCGACCGCAGCAGCCGGCTCCAGCCGATCCATCTTGGCAACAAAATCCACAACGTCACCATGCGCGCCACACCCAAAGCAGTGGTAGGATTGATCCTTGCCGTAAATGCGGAACGATGCGGTCTTTTCCTGGTGGAACGGACAGCACCCCGTCCAATCCTGACCCTGGCGGCGCAACTCTACGCCAGCCGCACTGGCCACTTCCGCCAACGGGTAGGCATCCGAAATAGCCTGCCAATCATGGCCGCGCATCAACTGGCAGCCTTTGGCGTCAGGTATTCACGCAGTTTCTCGACGGTGCTGTGCTGGGGATCGTAATTCGGCTTATTCATGATGTTGTATATGGTCTGGTGGTGGACCCCTATGGCTTGTGCCACCATGGGAATACGCCGGTCCTTCAGGGCCAGCTTGATATCGTCCAACGTCATTTATTCGCTCCCGATCGGATTGGCTGTTGACGAGGTATCACATACTCCGATACAAGCAACCCCGCAAGCAGAAGAGGAGCGACGAGATGGAACGGAGTGAGGGCGGATATACGCCTGGGCCTTGGCATTACGGCAAGGCTTACAACCCGGAGGGTGGCTCAGTGCCCTTCGATTATGCCTCTTCAGGCTATTATGACAATCCCGGTGTCATCGGTGCTAACGGCGTGACCGTCGTGGGGTGCGACGAATACTACGTATTTAACAGCCCCGCAGACGCCCGCCTCATCGCAGCCGCCCCGGATTTGCTGGAGGCACTGCAAGCGCTTTTAGCTTGGGATGGGGAGGGCAGCCAGTGGGCCAATATCGAAACCCCAGCCGACAAGGCCCGCGCCGCAATCGCCCGCGCCCTCGGTACGGGAGAGGGGTCATTCAATGGATAATCCAGCAGAGTTTCCTAGCGTCTGCCTCGGTGATCCTGGACATCCCGCAAGCGCCCCAGGCATGACCCTGCGCGACTGGTTCGCGGGGCAGGCTCTGTCCCATGACGAGCAGCGCATTGCAACAGAGATGGGCATCGACAGGGCGCGCAATCCCCATAACGACTCTTATAAACCGCGTATTCGTAGCCGCTATGAGATCATAGCCAAGCTAAACTACGAATATGCCGACGCCATGCTCCTCGCCCGCCAGCAGGAGAAGGGGTGATGGACATGTGGGTTTTGATATTGGCTTACATTGCCAATGTCGCTCTTAACTTTTGGGCAATGCAGAGAAGCTGGAAAATTGAGTTCGGACAAGTGGTCTTGAAGGATGCAGTTTTCTTTGCAACTCTGTCCTTACTCGGGCCAATCGCGATTTTTGCGCTTATAAGCGCCCTAACTACGGGGTGTACGTTTGGCATTGATTGGGAGAAAAAGCTGTGGTGACCCTCACCCCAGAAGACATCGCCGCAGGCGAACAGGCATTTAGCCAACATCAGGCACAGGAGATGTGGGGCGTGCTGATTGGCATCGCTTCCCGGCAGAGCGGCGGCATAGACGATACGCCCGAGAAGATCGAGCGCAGCGCCATGCTCCACGAAGCGCGCTCCTGCGTCCGGGCCATCACCGCCAAGCAGCCTTGGTACTTGGCCCTGAACCCAAGCAAGGGGAGGCATGTATGAAGCTGTCGGATGAAGACATCGACGCAGGCTGGGTGGAGTGGGGAGGGCCGCGAAATGGTAAGTTATGTCCTGTTGATCCAGAAACGCTAGTACACATTCGTTTGCGTTACGGCATGGAAGATACGCAAAATACGGTCCACAAAGCACGAATATGGGGATGGGATCACGACCGTCCTAAAGACGATTGGATAGTTGCCTACCGCATTGTCACCCCATCCCCAGACAAGGAAACTTCATGATGTCCTGGCCCTATGACGAACACGACCCGTACAGCGACGACGACGAACCCAGCTACCTTATCCTGTGGATCGCAGGCGCGGTGATCGCGATCATAGTGGTGCTGTGCATCCTGGGTTGGGTGGAAATTATGAAGGAGATGTTTGCATGACGCTCGCACGAGGATGTCACGGGATTATCCACCCCGCCTCTGAGGAGGGGAGGGAGGCATGAGTAGGTATCCCTACACCATAGCCTGTGATGCGATGCGCCAGGCCACCGTGGATTGGGCTGGTGCAGGATGTGAAATCAGCAGAGGCCAAGCTTCTCAGATCCGTAAACTTATCGCCATTGCGATAGGTATGGATGACGAAGAACTGGCCCGCAAAATAGCCGATCACGCGATATCGCAAGTCAAGCCAGAGGACAGACCATGAGCATCCTAACCGCCGCTGCACCCCCGAAGCGCAAGCAGCGCCCGCTCCGAAAGGGAGAACGATAATGGCTCTCGCAACTACCAAGGCCGCGCCTAATCAGGCGATGATCGTGACGATCAGCGGCCCCCCAAACACCGGCAAGACCAGTCTGGCCTGCACGTTTCGCAAGCCCTACCTGCTGCGGATGCAGGGCGAAGATGTGCCGCATGACATCCCGGAAGCACGCCGTCCCGTATCTCCGGATACGATTGACAGCGAAGATGCGCTGTGGGAACAGCTTAACTCCCTGCGCACCGAAGAACACGATTTCCGCACCCTTGTGGTGGATAGCGTGGGCGGCATGGACGATATCTTCGCCAAGACCGTCATGGGTGAGGCGGCGTCCCTCGCCAAGGCTGCTGGTGGCTACGGTGCCGGCTACGAGGCCGTTGCCGCCAAGCATGGCCTGGTGCGCAAGATGGCGGAGATCCTGCGCCGCGAACGCGGCATGACGACGGTGTTCATCGCGCACAGCGAAATCATCCGGATCGAACCGCCGGACGCGGACCCCTACACGTCCTACAGCCTGCGCCTCCACAAGAAATCGATGCGACATTACGTGGACAGCGCCGATCTGGTTGGCTTCATCAAGCAGGAAACTGCTGTGGTGGATGCCGTGAAGGGCAAGGGTGACGCCCCGAGTAAGCCTGGCCGGATTATCGGGACGGGCGATCGTGTGCTGGTGACGTATCTGACGCCCGCCAATATCAGTAAGAACCGTATCGGCGTGACGGAGGATCTGCCGTTCGCTTTCGGGGAAAACCCGATCTATCGGTTCCTGAAAGAGCGTGCGGCGAAGGCTGCGCCAACCGAACAAGTTTCTGAAGAGGGAGTGGAATAATGGTTAGTTTTTGGGCAGATGATGACGGTGAAGAAATCACCGTTGATATCAAGAAAGTTGATACTGGAGCGGCCAAGCCGGCGCTTTTTCCTGATGACACTAATCTTTTGGTCCGAATTGATGAGGCTCGCTGGACTGAATATGAGGGTGTCAAATACATTCGCGTCAAGACAATCGTAATGTCACCTCCGCAGTACGAAGGCCGGATAGTCAGCAAGTCGCTATACGTGACCGACCCCGACAACCGTACCAAGCCTGCAGAGGTTGCCAAGAAGAAGAAGAAGGCCCGCACCGATCTGATGAAGATGGATGCTCTGCACAAGGGTAAGCTGCGTGCCAATGGCGATGGCATCCCCACCGATGAGCAGCTCCAGCTGGGCCTTATCGGATCGCAACAAGTCTGGACCATGGGGCAGTTCACACCACCAGGGGCAAGCGAGCCTATCCAGTTCGTTAAGGCCATGAACGCCAAGGGCATGGTTGAGGTGGCGAAGGCAGAGGTGAAGCGGGCAACACCTGCACACAGCGGCTTCAGTGATGAGCTTGACGACGGAGATTTGCCCTTCTAGTCTGACAAAGGTGCGGCTAGGCAGGCCAGCCGAACGAGGGTTCGTCACCCTCTGCCGCACCTAACCAGACGGACCGTGACGGAGGTTTTGTCGTGTTGCCACGCCATTATTATGTTTACGCCCACTACGCTCATGGCTGGTCCGACCCTTTCTACATCGGGAAGGGAATGGATAAGCGGGCTTATGTCGCTTCAAATCGAAGTCATAAATGGAAAGAATGGGCGTCCAAGGGCTACTCGGTACGCATCCCCGTGCAAAATGTGCCAGAAGTGTGTGCGTTTTGTATTGAGCGAATGATGGTCGCAGCTTTCGACAGAAAGAACATGGCGAACTTATCAGACGGTGGAGCTGGTGGCTGTGGTATGCGCGACAAGAAACACATGGACGCTGCACGTCTCAGAATGTCTGAAGTCGGAAAAGGCCGCAAAAAGCCAGCAGGTTTTGGCGCTAAGATTTCAAAAAGCATGAAAAATCTCTGGTCCGACCCAGAGCGCAAAAGGATCAAATCCGCGCTCCGAAGGAGTAAGGCCATTTACACATTCTCGCATCCAGAAAGGGGCGAGTTTACTGGAACGCGCTATGAGTTCTGTGTTCATATTGGCGTTGTGAGTAACACGGGTAACGTTTCCACGCTGATAAAAGGCAGGATGAAGTCCTACAAGGGATGGAAGCTAGCCTAACCTCCCCTTTTCCTGCCGTTCGATGGCAGGATGAGGATTAGGTTGAGATGGGAGATGATGAGATGAATATCTATTTTCTAAGCCAAGACGAAAACAACGATTACGATACTTTCGATAGCGTGATTGTTTGCGCCGAAAATGAGGAAGATGCAAAGCGGATGCATCCTTCCGGCGAAGATGGTTGGGGAGGGGCCTATCCGGATTGGGCGTCGTCGCCAGATAAAGTAGAGTGCACGTTGATTGGCGTATCATGCGATAATGATATTGCACCTCACGTTGTCCTCGCTTCTTTCAATGCAGGGTAACAATATGACCGCCCCCCAACGCTCCCCAGAATGGTTTCAGGCCCGCAAGAACCGCGTTACTGGTTCCATGGTTGGGGCAATCCTCGGCCTATCCCCCCACATGACCCGTGACGATGCGATGCGGGCTATGGTGCGATCCGCTCTGGGCGCACCCACTGAATTCACCGGAAATCCGGCAACCGAATGGGGCACGGCCAACGAGGCCAACGCGATCCTGGATTACGAGATGGATACGGGCAATCGTGTCATTGCTGCGCCATTCGTGGAATGGGAAAATTGGCTGGGGGCATCCGTGGACGGGTTTGTAGGAGAGGATGGCTGCATAGAATGCAAGTGCCCTTATTCACTACGCCAATCCAACTACCCGGCTCCGTTCAAGACCGCTGCTGAGCAGTCGAACTATATGGCGCAGATGCAAATCGAGATGTACGTCACCGGCACGTCATGGTGCGATTTCATCCAGTGGTGTCCGGCGGATATGCGGGTAGAGCGCGTGTTTGTGGATCTGGCGTGGTTGAATGAGATGCTTCCTCGCTTGCGGCAGTTCCACACCGAATTCCTGCACGAACGCGACCACAACGCCGCCGCCCACCTAGAACCCAAGAGGCCGGAAATCGACACCCCCGCCGCCCTCAAGGCGCTTCAGGAATACGATGATCTGTCCGAAGCGATTGAGCGTGCCACAGAGCGCCGCAAGGAAGTGCTGGCGGGTTTGGTGGCTCTGAGCGGGGAACGGGATGCTCTGGTGTGTGGGAGGAGGCTGACGCGGGTGGAGAAGGCTGGGGCTGTAAGTTATGCCAAGGCGATTAAGGCGCTGATGCCTAATGCTGATCTCGCACCCTATACTGGCGCTCCATCGTCATTTTGGAAACTGTCGTGATTGCAGCGCTCTACGTCGAAACCGATGGATGCTACTTCGGCTTGCCCGGTGTAGATCCTTGGGACAAATCGCGTGACGCGCGCTCTTACGCTGGTCCACATCCTGTAGTAGCGCACCCACCATGCCAGCGCTGGGGTTCCATGGCATTCGTCAATTACGCCCGTTGGGGTGGGGTCCAAAACATGCCACGGAATGATGGTGGGTGCTTTGCGTCAGCTTTACACGCTGTGCGTCTATGGGGTGGTGTTCTCGAACACCCCGCCAAAAGTCGGGCATGGGAATGGTTTGGGCTTGCTAAGCCGGAAATGGAAGGTTGGACGAAATGTCCGACTGGAGGATGGGTTTGCGAGGTGTGGCAATCGGCATACGGTCACCGCGCAAACAAGGCTACTTGGCTTTATGCTACGGTTCCACATCCCCCCGAGCTCGACTGGTCACGTCCTGTGGGGAGTCACCAAGTCGGGTTCCAAGATCAACGGGGGAAATCCCGTAATAAGCCAACCCTATCCTCAAAAGAGGCTGCTGCATCCCCTATTCTTTTCAGAGACGCGCTAATAAACATTGCAAAGCTAGCCTGATGCACGCCCTCCGCCCCTACCAAACCGCCGCCGTGGCCTCCGCCATCCAAGAGATGCGGCGCTCTACCGCCCCCATCCTGATCGAGGCCGCTACCGGGGCGGGCAAGTCCCTCATCATCGCGGAGATTGCGCGGATCATACATGAAAGCACGGGCAAGCGCATTCTGGTCACTGCTCCTAGCGCGGAACTGGTGGTGCAGGACCGGGAAAAATATGCCGCTACTGGCAATCCTAGCAGCATGTTCTCGGCAAGCGCGGGCGTAAAGTCGTTGCGCCACCCGGTGATCTTCGGCACCCCCGGCACGATCAAGAACCGCATCTCAGCCTTCACCAAGGGTGACTTCGCGCTGGTGGTGATCGATGAGGGGGATCTGTACACGCCGACGCTACGGAGTATCGTGGATGCGATGCGCACGGCCAACCCGCTGTTGAGAGTGCTTTTCCTGACCGCTACGCCCTATCGCTTGGGGTCTGGGTACATCTTCTCCGAATGGCCGGATGGCGCGCTGAACGGGGCTGACAAGGCAAGGGAGCCTTATGCTGGCAAGTGCGTGTACCGCATCACCGCGCCGGAGTTGATCGCGGAGGGCTATCTATGTCCTCCAGTGATAGGAGCGATCCACGCCGCAGGGGGTGTGTATGACACACACTCCATGCTCCCCAACAAGATGGGCAAGTTCGCCTCTGCTGACGTTGACCGCGCTTACCACGGGCATGGCCGAAAGACAGCAGCGATCGTGGCGGATATCGTGGCGCAGTCTCAATCGCGGAAGGGCGTGCTGATATACGCCGCCACCGTGCAGCACGCGCAGGAGGTGTTGGCGTCGTTGCCGCCTTCCTTGTCGGCGATGGTGACCGGGGAAAGCGCCGATCGCAATCTGATCCTTAAACGGCTGAAGGCGCAGCGCCTCAAGTACGTCGTGAACGTTGGGGTGTTGACGGTGGGTGTTGACGTTCCCCACGTCGACGTCATCGCAGTCCTACGCAAAACGGACAGCATCCGCCTGTTGCAGCAGATCATCGGACGTGGGCTGCGGTTGTCACCGGAGACCGGAAAGACCGACTGCCTCTATCTGGATTATACCTCCAATGTGGAGGATCATTGCCCCGATGGGGATCTGTTCGCACCCATTGTGAAGGCTAAGGCCCTGGGTGAAACCGGGGGCGCACTGGAGGTGGAATGCCCTGAATGCGCTTACGTCAATGCCTTCACTGCGAATAAGGACTGCCTCGATTACAAACTCGACGCCCACGGCTACTGCCTGGATGTGTGGGGGCAAAGGGTGGAGACGGATTTCGGGCCTATGCCCGGCCATCACGGGCGGCGGTGTAATGGGCTGGTTCCCACACGTCGCAGGGGTGAGTATGATCGCTGTGGTTACAGGTGGACCTCCAAGCCTTGCCTGGCCTGCGAAGCTCCGAACGATATAGCGGCGCGGTATTGTCGGGAGTGCAAGGCGGAGATTGTGGACCCCGGCGAGAAACTGATTGCGGATTTCCGTGCTCTGAAGCGGGATCCCACGCAGCCCCAGACCGATAAGGTGCTGTCGTTCACGCGACAGGAACCAACGCTCAGTAGAGCCGGAAACCCGGTTGTTCGTGCCGATTGGCAGACCGAATACCGTCATTTTTCGACGTGGCACCAGCCTGAGGCGACGTTTGCCAAGGCTCGGGCAGATTGGGAGCGGTTCGATGAAGGTACGCGCTACGGAACCCCAGAGACGGTTTCCTACGTGAAGAACACGACGGACAACTTCTACAGGCTTTTGGCATTCAACCAGGAACCCGACCATGCGCCTTGACAACCTTCCCTTCCCCGTCTTCGGTGACCCTGTATACCGTGGCAAATGCCCGCTGGAGAAGGTGGAGCAGGTATCGGTGGTAAACCGGATCCGCAGCAC